ATGGCAACAATAACCAAGCGGCGCAATCCTTCCGGCGAAACAGTATATCGGGTTCAGGTACGGGTCGGCAAGAAAGGCTATCCTGCTTTCAATGAGAGCAGGACGTTCAGTAAAAAGGCTTTGGCGGTCGAATGGGGGAAGAAACGGGAGGCGGAAATCGAAGCCGGCCCAGAACTGCTTTTCAAGCGCGGCAAGGTCAAGATGATGACGCTGTCCGAAGCTATGCGGAAGTATCTTAACGAAACGCTTGGAGCGGGTCGGTCAAAGAAAATGGGCTTGCGTTTTCTGATGGAGTTCCCGATTGGCGGCATCGGCATCGATAAGCTGAAACGGTCTGATTTCGCGGAACACGTTATGCAGAGGCGGCGCGGAATCCCCGAACTGGACATTGCGCCAATCGCGGCTTCTACGGCATTGCAGGAGCTGCAATATATCCGTTCCGTGCTAAAACACGCCTTTTATGTGTGGGGGCTTGAAATAGGCTGGCAGGAATTGGATTTCGCGGCAAACGGGCTGAAACGCTCGAATATGGTTGCGAAATCTGCAATCAGGGACAGATTGCCGACCACGGAAGAACTGCAAACCCTGACAACTTATTTCCTGCGGCAATGGCAAAGCAGGAAATCTTCCATACCGATGCACCTGATTATGTGGCTGGCGATTTATACGTCAAGGCGGCAGGATGAGATTTGCCGCCTGCTGTTTGACGACTGGCACAAAAATGATTGTACCCGGCCGGTTCGTGATTTAAAAAATCCGAACGGCAGCACAGGGAATAATAAGGAGTTTGATATTCTGCCTATGGCTTTGCCGGTCATTGACGAGCTGCCGGAGGAATCGGTCAGGAAGCGTATGCTTGCCAACAAAGGCATCGCCGACAGCCTTGTACCGTGCAACGGAAAATCGGTTTCCGCCGCTTGGACGAGGGCGTGCAAGGTTCTTAGAATTAAAGACTTGCGCTTCCACGATTTACGGCACGAGGCTGCTACCCGTATGGCTGAAGACGGCTTCACGATTCCGCAAATGCAACGGGTAACGCTGCATGACGGTTGGAACAGCCTGCAGAGGTATGTGAGCGTACGCAAACGCTCGACGCGGCTGGATTTTAAAGAGGCAATGATGCAGGCGCAAAGCGATATAAAATCCGGGAAGTGATGTTAAATTAAAGGGGATGTGCCGCATCCCCTGATTCCTCCGTCTTGCATCAAGACCGGAATTTCCGATATTCCGATTTTGCCTTTTCTTCCTTGTCTGCGATTGCCTTTGCAAGCTCTCGGACGCTGACGAAATATTCCGATTTTCGGCTGTCGGACAATCGGAAAATCGGAAACGGAAGCTCGCACCGTACCCCCGATGCTTTAAACGCGTTAAAGCCGATATGGGCAAAAAAGTCTTTGTGTACTTCCCTCGGCGGGATATACGGGCGGCCGCCGTATGCGATTAAAAGCCCTTGTTCTTTACTGATGTTCATATATACCTCTTTCTGTTAATTCTGCTTTGTCCGGGTTTCCGCTTTTTTACGGCTTGGCGGATGTTCAGCCTGCGTCGGTGCATAAGTCCTCCTGTTCGGGCGGTTGTTCAGCCGGCCGCCCCTCCGAAAAGTGGCAGGCTGCACGGGAAGTAGTGTTTTTTTCCGTATTTCTCTGCCTGTATCAGGTTGCACAGGCGGTCGCAAAAGCCGTCAAATTCGGCATGCGGCCAGCCTTCTATCTCGTTGACCATTTTGCTGAACCTCAATTCCCGGGCAATCCGCTTTGCCGCTGCGTCACGGCATTCGTGTTCCAAGAGGACGGGGTCTTCCTTTTCCTTCGGCGGTGCAGGTTCTTGCACGGTTTGCCACAAGTCCGGTTCGATTTGCCAAGTGTCGGCGGCAAGCAGGGTGTCTGTTTTGCAGTCGTACAGTTCGCGGATGCAGCCGCCGTCGGTTTTGTCTTTGTCGATAACCAGTAAAAGCACTTCGATCGGCGTGTCTTCAAACGCGTTTTGTATGCGGTTGAGTTCTGCCAGCCGGTTGCCGATGATTTCGCGGAATCGCTGCTCGCTTTTGCGGTAGGCGATGCCGGGGAACAGGATGAAGAATCCGAAGCGGCGGGCGTTTTCCAATCCTTTTAAAACGAAGATTTCATCGGCTACGCCCGATTTCTTCCACGGGTATTCCTGTGCGATACGGCTTTTTTCGTCTTCGCTCAAATCCTTTAGCTTGATGGAAAACGGCGGATTCATGACGGTGCAGTCTTGCGGTTCGCCGTCGGTATAAAGGAAAAGGCTTGTGTTGTATACTTTGGCGGCAGGGTAGTTTTGCAACAAGGCTTTACACGCTTCCGCCTGTATCTCTACGGCGCGGAAATCGGACGGTTCGATGTACTGCTCCAGCTGCCCGCTTCCTGCCGCGCCGTCAAATACGCCCGGGTGTTCGCCGCAGTATCGGCGGACTTTGGCGGCAACCAGCCGCCTCAAGCTGCCGCCCGTGATGTATTCGGCGTAGCCGCCGGCTTTTTTACGGTTGTTGTGTCCTTGAAACGTCATGGGTTTTCGTCCGTTCTCTGGCTTGTCCGGGTGTGGCGGAGCGTTTGCGGATGCGGCTGACGCGCTGCGGTTTGCCGTCTTCGCCGCGCTGAAAAACGCTTGTTCCGCCGCGCCGGCAGCCGTGCCGCTTATGCCTGATGCCGTGTTTGAAGCCTTTTGTGCCGGAATCGTGATACACGCAGGTCCGGATGTGCGTCCTCATGCCGCCGCTTCCCTGTGCATGAGGCTGATCAGGTTTGCCGTCCGTTTGAAATGTTCGGTCCAGTTGAAGCAGCTGAAGCCGGCGCCGTTGTCGCAATGCCGGATGACGTCTTCCGAGTCTTTTACGGCCCGGACCAACGCGCCGCCTTTGTCCGCAACAAGCATTTTCATCATCGGCCGGCGCACGTCGCTTATCCGTCGGGGGCGCACGGGATTCAGCGGCCTGCCGTACATCGCCGAAAGCTCCTTGTCCGCCTGAATGCCCACATCGTAAAGCAGGTTCGCGGCGTGTAGGATCCGGCCTGTAAATTCCGCGTACGGCATTTTCAGGCGGCGGGCTTCCGCGCGCGAATCCGCGCCGTTGACGACTTTGCCGACCGCCGAAATCAAACCGCCGTCAAGTTCTAAAAACGCCATGGCTTTCTTGGCAACCCGCACGGCCAATGAGTATGCCGATACTTCGGCTATCAGCCGTGCAGGCGCGTCTTTCAGAAATTCTTCGTACGCGGCGAAGAGATTTGACAGCGGACGCAGCACGAGTTGGCGCTGATTCGGGCTAAGGTCGTCGAAATCCTTAGTCCATTGCGCGACCGCCTGCGATGCTTCGCGGCAGGCAAACAGTACGCTTTCCTCGTTCGCGGGGTCGTCCGTGTTGCAGTACAGGCCCAAGCGTTGCACCTGTTTGACGATATGTTCGGCGAAGTTGATTAACTCCTGATTGCAGGCATAGCGCATATCCTGCAGGGACAGCCGCATCATGATGCCGCACGTCAGGGCTTCGTCTTCCGATACCTTTGCGCCCGACAACATCCGGGCGATGTTTTCTTTTTGCGCTTTTGACCGGGCGGACAGCCGGTTCCGGTCAACGTTTTTTACTGTTCCCGCGCGTTTGACGGCGCGTTCCTGCCGCGTTGATTCCTTCGCCGCGCGTTTGGCGGCAAGCATCTGTTTTGCCGTCGGTTTTGTTGCTACTGTTTGCATTTTGTTTTCTCGATTTTTTGATGCCGTTCTCTCAATGCCCAATCATAAAGCTGTATCTCTCACGGGGTCGCCGAATTTAAATTGATAGTTCATGTCTTGTTCCATTAATATCAAACGCAATCTTCAAACACCTCAATTACATTTTTTAAATCGCTAATACCATAATTTATTACATCCTTTAGAAATTCCAAAGAGGTATCCGCTTCGTCTGCTTTATCCCTAATTTCGTCTATATAACCCTCTAACGATTCAGGCTCTTTTAATGCTTCTTTGCATAAGTTATCTATTACCCTTAATGCGTTTTTTACATCTTCCAAATAGCTCATTTTTTGCTCCTTAACTCAAAATGGGATGCTGTCGTCAACATCTTCTACGGTTTATCTAATCTGCAAATTCTTCCGCCCTTCAATCTTCGCGCCTGCTACTTGCCGACCGCTTTCAATCGCTTTTCTGATGGCGGTTTTGTCCGGTTCGGTTTTGACGGCCTCACGCATAAATTCGGCGGGGATTTGTGCTTCGTCTAAGATCACGACGGCTTCGGATTTGCGGAACGAGGCTTTAAAAGTGCCGTCGTCCGCTTTGATTTCGGTAATGCCCGCCGCCTGCATATTGCGCGCCAAGTAGTCTTTCAGGCTTTGATTCCGCGCTTTTGCCGCCTTGAGCTTCCCGGTCATCCGCCCGATATGCCCTTCAAGCATTTTTTCCGTGATTTCTTGGTTTTTAATATAAGCGATAACGGATTGCGCTTTGACCTCGAACTGCCCGATAACGGCTTCCAGCGTGTCTTCGCGCTCGGTTTCGCTGTCGAAGTAGTAATCAAGCGCCGCCTGTACGTCTGCCGCGCACCGGTAGAGTGTGAGGGCGGTCATTGTGCCCCTCCCTCATATTCGGCAACCGCTTCGCCAAGCGCGGCGTGTATGGCGTATGCCTGTTCGATGTTGATGAATAGGTCGTCGCTGCCGATGGTGATGTTGATGTAGCCCTGTTCGGGATTGGCGGCGGCGCCAATGGTTTTCCCGTCCCATTGGGTCAGGTCGATGTTTGCCATTTTTTTGTTTCCTTTCTCTGTTGCCGTCCGAAGCAGTTGCAAACTAAAAATCGACTACTGCTTCAGAGTGCGGGGCCCGCCCGCAGGGCGCGGCGTTTGTTTGCGGTTTTCCGTCCGGTTTTACGCCCTGACGGCGGGCTTAATTAAAAGGGATGTCGTCCTCGATGTCTTCGGCAGGCGCGGCATTGCCTTGGGGGTGTTCCGTCCGCCCTTCCGCCGCTTGGGCCTGTTTCTGCGGCGGCGCCGGCGGTTGGCGGCCGTTTACGGCTTCGGCATATTCCGGGCTTTTGGCAATCTGCTCCCTCAGTTTCTCGTTCAGGAGGCCGTAATTCGCCCAATCGGGGTCTGACAGGTCGAAGGCAAAAACGGCGTTGTCCGGCTGTTTCGGGGTGTAGCTCTTCATCTTGTTGCTGATGGCGGAAATGTTGGCATAGGTGGTTTTGCCGTCGCTGCTTTCTTGGTGGGCGATACTCAACAGGCAGGGCTTGCCCAAAATATTGCGCAAATCGAAGTTGTCGCGTTCTTCCGGTGTAAAGTCCCTTCCGCGCCAGCTTTTGAGGTCTGTTGCCAGTTGGCTTTTGCTGTGCAGGCTGGCGGTGTACCGGCGGCTGATGAGGTAGGGCCTGCCGTCCGGCATCAGCATTTCCGGATCGCCTTCCGGGTCGATTTCCCACTGCACTAAAATCTTGTGCTGCCGCTTTTGTTCGTTTTGGTACTCGACGAGCTGCGTACCCAAATCGATGATGCGGATGCAGGTGGCGTGATGGCTGCCTGCCGGGCATGGTTTGAAATTGCTTTCGTCTTTCACACTTAAAATCAATGACATTTTCGGTCTCCTGTTAAAGGTCGTTTCGTCTATCGGTCTCGCGCTGTTTTATGCCTTGCGCGGCGGCGTTACCTGATAATGCTTTTAATGTGGCCTTCTGCCTGTTTTTCGGTCATCCGCCGTGTTTCGGCGGTTTCCGGGCTTTGCCGGTATTTGATTTCTTCGGGGCTTGGTCCGTACGGCTCTGTTTCTCCGCCGCCGTTATAAGCGGTTTCGGGATGGAAGCTCATTCTTTACCCCCCGGCACTTCCGCATCGCCGTGCACCCGCCGGCAACCGGCTTCTTCTTCATCGGCATTCAGGTGCCGCTCTTCCAGCCAGATCTCGGCGCTCAATTCCGCAACTTCCGCCTGCTTTTGAGCCAACGCCATGCGCATTGCCGCAATACCGGCGGGTTTTCCCTTTGCCGTACGGCTTCCGCCTCCCTTGGCGAATCCGAAGGCATAGCCCGCCGCCAATACCGCCGCCAATACCGCGAACTTAAACGCAATATTCCTTGTCTTCATTTCTATTTCCTTAATTTAAAAGGTTTTAATTGCGCACCGCGTCCGCTAAGGATGGTACGGACCGTGCGCCGTCGGGGTTATTTGCGGCTAAAATCTACAAAAACCGCCGCCGCGCCCACTCGCCGACTGACGGCGCGGCATTCCTATGCCCGCTATGAATTTGCCAGCCTGCCGATGTTCTCCGCCAGCGCGAACCATTCCCGCTCGTCTATCGCGTAGTTCATCGCGGCTTCGGTATCTTTACCGATACGGGAAGCATCTTCCGTAAGGTACGTTTCCCAATCTTCTTGGGCGTAAGGTTCGCCGTCCGCATCGCGGACAAACTCCCGCGCCGATTTTTTGGCAATCTCAATCAACCCGGATTCGTGCAGGCGGCGGTTTTCCGCCTCCCAACCGTCCAAAGCCTGCCGCATATCCTCCCGCGCGTAATATCTTTCCATCCCCCAATCGGGGCTGCCGTAAGCCGCCGTGCCGTAATATTTCACCGCCTTCGTCCTTTCCGTTTGAGAAAACCGCCCGCAGCATTCACTGTTTCGCCGTGCCGTTGCCCCGCTTTGAAGTTCGATACTTCATCGCTTTGTGCTATCCCCGGCTTGGCAGATATAGCTTCGGGCGGTTTTAAGGTTTAGCCGTTGCCATAGCCGCTACCGTTGCCGCTACCGTTGCCGTTGCCGTCGCCGTCGCCGTTGCCGCTACCGTTGCCGCTACCGTTGCCGTTGCCGTCGCCGTCGCCGTTGCCGCTGCCGTCGCCGTCGCCCTTGCCGTTGCCGTAGCCGCTGCCGCTACCGCCGCCGCCGACGCCGCCGTAGCCGTTGCCGTAGCCGTTGCCGTAGCCGTTGCCATAGCCGCTACCGTTGCCGCTACCGTTGCCGTTGCCGTAGCCGTGCTTCAATGGTTGATCTAGATAACTCATGACTGGGCGACCTCCAGCGCGGTGCGGATTGATTCAGCCGCGCCGCCTGTTACTGGGATAATCTCAATCGCCTCGAGCCATACGGAATCAAGCTCGCCGCAAATTTGGCTGCCGTCTTGCCTGATGCCGTGTCGTGCGACACCTGACAGGCTGATTGATTCCTTTGCCCACCAGCTGTACATTCGGCGCGCTTTTGTCAGAATCACTTCATTGCCTGCTTTTTGTTTCAACACACCAAACCAAACGCCTGCCGAATAAGTGCGGATGATGACTTCCTTGCCGATGGCAAAGTCGTTGATACCTTTTTGCTCGGCAACTGTTACCGGCGGTTGCGGCTCATGTTGCGGTTCGTCAAATTCGGTTGAAATGTCGGCGCGTTTTACACCCATTGCCGCTTCGAAATCGGCAGCAATGCCTGCAAAGACTTTTATAAGGTCTGACAAACTTTTCACTTCAAATTTATTTGCTTCCATTTTTGTTTCCTTTCGGGGTGGGGTTGGTTTCTTTACAAAACAATCATTACCTTCTCTTTTAAGCCGTCTTTTTTCACTGTAAAAGTGAAGGCGGTGTGATTGATGCTTTCGCTTTTTCTAGTGGTCCATGTCGCTGCTGCGTCGCGGCAGATTTCACCAACTTTCAATAAAAGGCTTTGCCCGTCCTTTGCCCTCGCGCCAAACCGATTTATTCTGCTGATTAATTCGTTCATCTCGTTTCCTTCAAGTTGTTGTTTGTTTCGATGGGTGTATAGTACTAAAGTACTTATATATTGTAAAGTACAATAGTACTATTATTTTATATTTAGTATATTAGTATTTGATTTTCAAAAGAATTTATTTTTGAGATTCCGCAGGCGCAAAAAAAACCGCCTATTAAGGCGGTTGTTTAGGAAAGAATGCCCTCTGCGCGTGTAGGGTATTTCGATACTTGCGTTTATTATATCATATGATATAATAAACTCATAGATTAGGAAATGAAGAAACCCCGTATCAGCCGATACGGGGCAACCTGAAAGAGAAAGGAGGCAATGTGATTAAGAAAATCCTAATCTGTGTGATTTTGTATTTCCTTGCAAGCTCCCCAGCGTGGTAGGGAAATACAAAACAAGTGATTAACGATTAACCATTTGCAGGGCAGTTAAGGAGGCTGCCCTTCCTCTTATCTTTCCCATACTCTACTATAAGGATTTAAAAATGGCAAATTCCAACAGCGGGCATTCTAAAAAATTGCGCGCGGCAACGGCGGCGGCGGCGACAAAGGCAAAACTGGCAAGCGGCGAATACCGGCAGTTTTCAGTGCAGGGGCGTGCCGAAGACGTGGAGCTTATCCTTGCCGCCGTGGAAAAAGCCGGGGGCAGCCGCGTACAGGCTTTGGCAAAGATTTGCAGGCGGTATCTCGAGGGGCTGTCTTAAGGGGGGTAAGACAAGGTTATTTGGGAATATCGGGCAGGATAAAAGGCGGGTGTCTGTCAAAACCGATGATTTTGATAAAGCCGTCGCAAAGGGTATAGTGAAGGATGTAGGCGGATGTCAAATCGCCATACCTGCCGCCGTTGTATTTGGGAATGCCGATGTGATAGTGCCAAAGGTTGTGCCGTTGGGCAAATCGGACTTTTTCCAGCCATTGAGGATCGTCTGCCGGTACGTTGTCGCTGGATTTGTTCCTGCCGGGTAACCCTGATAAGCCGTTCTGTTGGACGTGTGCGATAAATTCCGCAATTTTTCTGCGGTCTTCTTTGGGGTAGTTTTTCAACGCTCTTTTGAAGTCTTCGCCAAGCAGCACCTGCATTTACTGCTCCAACCATTTTTCCAAGTCGTCGGCGCCGTTGAAATGCGGGACGCTGACAAAGCTGTCTTCAACGGCTGTTTTGAGTTTTTCAAGATTGAAATTGTAATCCGTCTGCGGCAGCGCATGGCGGAAATATTCCCCCATCAGCGCAATCCCTATGACTTCGCCCTGCCGGGTCTGTATCCACGGCGCTTCCTGATGGGTTTTATTGCGTAATGCCCAAGCGGTGTAGCAGCCCTGCTCTTTACGGACACGGTTGAGGACAACCAACTCTTCGTCCGCATATTTGTCCGGTTCGATATGGGCCGCAGGCAATGGGCTGCCGCCGTATTTTTTGTAGGTGCGGTAAATGCAGGGGACTACCGGACCGTGCTGCCAGTGTTCGATATTTTCGGCAAACAGGGGGCGGTTAAGTATGGCAAGGGCGTAGCCTTGTGCGTAATACAGGAGTTTTTGAAGTTTGAGATTGGAGATTTGCTCCCCGTCCTCTTCTTCAAAAGGGGAAAGGAAGAAATCTGCCACGTCGTACGCGTTCAGCATTTTCTGTTTCCGTTGTTATTTTTCTGTATATTAAGGCCGCCGGTCCATTATTTCAAGAAATAATTTGTGCAAATTATCCGGTATCGGCAGGCTGTCCGCGCCGTCGGCATATCGGGCGGATATATTTGAAAAATACTTGCCCTGCCGTTTCAGACGGCATCAATCCAACACGCTCCACCAAAATACCCTGCCGATAACGGACAGGCTGTCCAAAGGGGCGGTTTCGTCGGGATAGAAGCCGCTGTTGTGGCTGCGTATCAGCACGCTGTTGCCGGGCTGCCGTATCAGGTATTTGACGCGGAACATGCCGTCTTGGGCAAAGGCGTATATTTTGCCGTCGCGTATGGCGGTTTCGCCCGTATCTACGGCGATTGCCGCGTCTTCTGCGATTTTTTCCTCCATGCTGTCGCCGGTCAGGGTGCAGCAGAAGACGTTGTCGGGGTTGATGCCTTTGCGCCTTAACGTTGATTTGCCGAACGGCAGGCGGTAGCCGTTGTAGTCGGGGATTTCATACGCGCCCGCCCCGCCTTTGAAGCAGCTCTCTTTGAGGTAGGGGACGAAAACATAATCATCGTCGGGCAGCGGGTCGTTGCTGCTCCACATCATCGGGCGGTGGATGTCTTTGACTTCGTGGGGCAGGTCGGGGTTGATGAGGACGGGCGTATTTCGGCTGCCTTCGCCTGTCTCAAGCCAAAAAGCCGATACATCTAAAATTTTGGCAAGTTTCGCGATATTGGTAGCCTTTTTATTCCTACCCGATTCCAACGCTGCGATGGTTGATTGACTTACTTCTGCCAGTTTTGCCAAATTTTCTTGACTTAAATTTTTATTTTTCCGCGCCTCTTTCAGGCGGTCTTTAAATTCAGACATATCAAACTCCTTATAACGCAACGGGTACTATTGTACTTTTTATTATAAGTATTTTGGTGCTTGCATTATGAGTACGTTTGTACTTATAATGTTCAAAATTTGAGCTGGGGCAAATATGGACGAACCAAGAGATTTAGTGTTGTTTTTGAAAGAAAAAATGAGCAGCGCGGCTATCGCGAAAGAGGTCGGCTGCTCGAAAGAGTTTATTAATAAAATCGGTAACGGCGAGCGAAAAAACCCGCGTTATCAAATTGTTGATTCTTTAAGGAGTTTATACAGGAAGAATCAAAACCAACCCAAATAAAAAGCCCGTCGGGTCAGATGTTAATTGATATAACCGAATTGAAGCGGAAGTCATCCGCAATTTACCGGAAAGAAAAAAAATGAAGAAGCAGGACAGAAACCGCCTGTCGAAGAAAGACAGACGGCTGATTAAAAAGGCGATGCTGAAAGCCGCCGCCAAAGGCTGCGATGAGGTTTACAGAATCGCGCCGGGTTTGAAAGACGGCTTTGAATTACTTGGAAAGCAGCCCGATTAAATATTCGTTATCGGTATTTGGCTCCGATTCTTCGGGTTTTTGATGAAGTGTTCGGATGAATACCGCCAATTCTCCGGCTTGTCCTTTGGCCGTACTGCCGCTTAAGCGGATAGAACCGCTGCGGATAAGCTCTTTGGCGAGTATGAAGGATAAGTCGGACGGCATTTTTTTACTCCGTCGGCCGTTGTGTGGAAACCCGGTTGTAACGGGGTGACGGCAAATCGGAAAGACGGTTGACCGCCCGGACAGACGGGCGGCCGATAAAGAAAAACCCGCACGGGGCGGGTAATCCCCCTGAATTGCAGGGAAGCGGTTCAGGTAACGGCGAAAGGCGATTATGAATCAAAAACAAACGCAATGCAAACAAATTGTCGATTACATCCGTAACAAGGGATGCATCACATCCCTTGAGGCTTATCAGAACCTGAAGGTGACGCAGCTTGCGGCACGGATAACCGACTTGGAAGGCAGGGGCTTCGTGTTTGCCAAGCCGAAATACAAGGTCGGTAACTGTAAAAATCCCGTTGCCCATTACTCAATCGCAAAGTCAGGAATTGAACCATGAGCCGGGAACAAAGAATACGCGGAGCCCGCTTGCCGGTGCCGGCTCATATGCAGGCGGAAGGCGCGGGCAAGGCACGGGAAGCGTTGGACGGGCGGGTCGAAGAAGTGAAAGGGGTTGATGATGAAGCCGTCTGAAAGTTTGAGAGCGGCAGGCAGGCCAATCGCGTATTACCCGAAATTGGCAAAGCCTTTGGGCGGTGTAAATGCGGCAATATTATTCGGGCATTTCTTCTACTGGAACGATAAGACGCAGTATGAATCAGGCATTTACCGAACAGCGGAAGAAATTGAAATTGAAACCGGGCTGTCCGTTCAGGAACAAAGAACGGCACGGGCAAAGCTGAGGGAACGCGGCGTATTGATTGAGACTGAAAAACGAATTGAACACCGCATTTACTACAAACTGAATTTAGACGCTTTTGATGATTTGATGTTGCAACATTCGGGGGGTGGGGAATCAACAGCCCCGAAATGCAATATCAACAGCCCCGAACTTCAAAATCAACATTCGGGGGGTGGGGAATCAACAGCCCCGAAATGCAATATCAACAGCCCCGAACTTCAAAATCAACATTCGGGGAGTGAGGAATCAACAGCCGTTATAAGAACAGAAGATTTAACAGAAGATTTAGCAGTATATACCCCCTTACCCCCAAACGCCGGAAACGGCAAAGGCGGTTTGAACGCTGACGCGTTTGTTTCCGCTGACGCGGAAACGTGCGGGCGGGAAACCGGCGAACCGACTTCGCCGAAGGCCGAAAGCGACAGTAACGGCAACGGCGGCCTTTCGGGAAAACCGAAAAATGCGAATGTTCCGCGCCGCCGCAAAACCCACGGCGTACCGCTTCAGGAAATCGCCGATTTGTACAACGAAGTTTTGGGCGGCCGGTTGCCAAGCGTCCAAGTGCTGAACGACACGCGCAAACGGGCGATTGCAAACCGCTGGTGCGAGATGCTGGGAACGGCGGCGCCAAACGGCAAGGTGAGGTTCGGGGACAAGGAAACCGGTTTGGCCTGGTTTGCCGGTTTCTTCCGGAAAGTGGCGATGAACCCGTTTTGGATGGGCGAAAACCAAACAGGGTTTGCGGTCGGCTTCGATTGGATTTTCAAGGCGGGCAATTTCGTCAAAATCCTTGAATGGCATCCGCCTAAAACGAACCAGGCGGCAAGGGGAAGGGCATGAACCGAATCGAGGAAACGGAAGCGGTCCAATCACTGGCCAGCGTAGGGGCGGAACAGAACATTTTGGGCGGCATCTTGATTGAACCGACGGCGATTGCGCGGTGCGCAATCCTGACCCCTGAAAAGTTTTACCAGGCGCAACACAGGATTATTTTCCGCGCTCTGCTGGATATGGCGGCGGCAAACGAGCCTATCGACATCATCACGCTGAACGACAAGCTGGAAGCGCGCGGCGAGGCGGAAAACGCGGGTGGCCTGGCTTACTTGATAGACCTGAACCAAAACACCCCAAGCGCGAAGAATATCAGCCGGTACGTTGGGATTGTGAACGACAGGTTTGTCGAGCGCGGCTTGCTGAAGGCTTCGGCGGCGATTGAAAAAATCGCGGTTTCCAAAGACGGCGGGACGGTCGCAGAAAAGCTGTCTAAGGCGGCCGACGAATTGGCGGCAGCCGGCAAAGACGCGGTAAAGCGTGAAACCAAGACATTCGGCCAGACCGTTGAGGATTTGATTGGCGGTTTGGACAAAAGGCTTGACGGCGTGCGTTTCGGATTGCCTACCGGCTTGATGAAGCTTGACGGGATGACCGGCGGTTTGCCGGATGGAAACCTGATTGTGATTGCGGCGCGTCCGTCTATGGGTAAAACGGTTTTGGCGGAAAACATTGCGCGATTCGCGCTGAAGCAGGGCAAGGCAGTTCATTTCCAAAGCTACGAAATGAGCGCGGTAGAGCTGGCAAGGCGCGGCATGGCGGCTGAGTGCAATATCCCCATGCAGAACCTGAAAACCGGCAATCTGACGCAAAGCGATTACGCCAATATGCCGATTTACGTCAGCCAAGCGAAAGAGTGGAAGTTTGACGTGAACTGCGACCTGCTCAACGTTGACGAGCTTTGCTTTTTGGCTAAGGAGAAAAAACTCACTACCGGCTTGGATTTGTTGGTTGTCGATCACCTTCACATCATGCCAAGGGCAGGGAGGGACGAGGTGGCGGAGTTGGGGAATATATCGCGCCGTTTGAAAAACTTGGCGGCAGAGCTGAATATCCCCGTCGTCTTGGTTGCCCAGTTGAACAGGGGAAACACAAAGCAGGCAGACAAACGCCCGAACATGGCAGACATTCGCGGCAGCGGCGCGATTGAGCAAGACGCAAACATCATCATCATGCCGCACCGCGAAAGCTACTACGACGGAAACGAGAATCCGAGCATTGCCGAGCTGATTATCGCCAAGAACCGGGACGGCGAAACGGGAACGGTGGTTTGCGGCTGGAAAGGGCAATTTATGAAGTTCGAGGAAGAGCCTGATTTGGCATGGCAAGCCCCCAAACATGATGAATATGACCCTTACAGTGTCTAGTGCGGGAGGCCGGTAAATGCGTGAAACCTGTTTCTATTGCAACCATGCCGACTTCAAAACCAACACCGGCACGCCGGTGCGCGGTTTTGCGAAATGCGCGAAGGCGCGGAATGCGGAGGAAAAAGCGACGTACTACCCGCGAACCAATCCCTGCGCCGCCGGGGCGTTTCAGACGGCATCGGGGGCGGCAGTCGCAAAAAGGACGGCGGTGCTTGGGGAATATCCCCCCGCAATGCGCCGGATTTGAGCGGGAAGGCGGGTAAAACGCTTTGGGAATATCCCAGCCTACCCGAGATTTAAAAAACGCGTTAAAACGCAAATTTGAAAGGAAATACGGAATGACGGTGCAAAACACGCAAACCGAAACCGTCCGGACGGAAGCCGCGCCGCAACAAGGCGGCAATACCAACCCGGGCTATTACAAAAACCGCGCCTTCGAGTGCGTCGGGTTTGCGCAATACCTCAACTTCAACCTCGGCAACGCCTTCAAATACATCTGGCGGCACAAGGAAAAAGGCGGGCGCGAAGACTTGGAAAAAGCCCTGCGGTACTTGGAACGCCAACGCGCCGACGCGCCGAAGTTCAAGAAACTCAAATGCCGCCGCTATGAAAAAATGTACGCCGGTCTGAAAGATTGCGGGTTCGACGGCGGCACGGAGGCCGCGCTGCTTGCCGTCATCTCCGCCGCTTATTACATCCGCGACGGCGAAGACAATTTTGCGTGGGCGGCCGCCTGTGTCGAAGATTTGTTGGAAAAAATGCCGCCTGAAGCGGGGCGGGCCCCGCACCCTGAAAGCCCGATGCCGCCTGAAACGGCGGGCGGAGGCATTTGACCCGCCAACCCGACCGCCGTGATTCCCGCGAAAGCGGGAATCCGGAATCCCGGACTTTCAGATAATCTTTGAATATTGCTGTTGTTCCAAGGTCCGGATTCCCGCCTGCGAGGGAATGACGGAGGCGGCGGGAATCCGACCCCGACCCATAAAACCGACCGAAAGGAAATAAAACAATGGATACCCTGTTAAGCATCATCACCGCGCTGTCGTTTGCCGGGGCGGCGACGTTGGCGGTATGGCTTTTGGTGGAAGCCGCCGACGCGGTTTTGCGCCGCAAGCGCGACGGCAAAGGCGAAGACGACTTCGACGGCTTCGGATATTAAACACATAAAAACAAAAGGAAAAATCAAAATGGCGGAAGAAATGCGCACCTGCAAGGCCTGCGGCGGGACCAAGCCGTTGGAGAAAGGGTTTAATGCCGTCCCGCGCAAGGAAGGGGGGGTCTATTATTACAAATCGTGCAAAACCTGCCGCAACAAGGCAGTCCGGCAAAAGCGCGCGGAAAAACGCGCGGCGGCGGGAGCCGGCGCGATGACGGCGGCAAGGCTGCACGGATACATCCGCGCCGCACACGCCGCCTGCCCGATATTGGGCGCCGGCCTGTGGACGCAACCGGCAGGGGAATGCGCGTGATACGCCTTATCCTGCCTTACCCCGTATCGGCAAACCGATATTGGCGGATTTGGCGCAACAGGGCGGTCAGGAGCGCGGAGGCGGCGGCGTATAAGTCCGTCGTCCGCCGTATCGCGCAAGAAGCGGGCGCGATGCCGTCCGAAGGCGCGGTTGCCGTATATGTGCGCCTGATACCCAAAGCGAACAAAGACGGCGGCGCAAACAAGACGGTGATCGATTTGGACAACGCCCTGAAGGTTGCGCTGGACGCGCTTCAAGGCGTTGCCTATCACAACGACAGGCAGGTGCGGCGCATTGCCGCCGATTACGCCGACGAGCCGGTCGCAGGCGGCGGTTTGGCGGTGGAGGTGGGGGAATTGGATGAAAAGTAAAACCGAAGCGGAAAAATCACATCTGCAAAAAGTGGCGGATATAGGTTGTATTGTTTGCCGCAATTGCGGGCGGTTCGGCGTTCCTGCCGAGGTCCGCCATATCCGAAACGGTGCAGGCGCGGGCTGCGGTAGAATTTGGAATCATTTGGGATGTTTAGGAGTTTGATTTGATGTCGGGATTGTCGGATATTGACGAGATACTACTTTAATTGACAACAGCATCTTTACAATTCATTTTCAACCCATTGAATTTCAATATTTGAAAATTCACCGGATTTCAGACGCGGCAAAGCAGGCATTTAAAAAATGCCTTTTTTCCTTTCGGGATTTACGCCGATTTGTAACGCGATGGATCGTAATCTCCGCCTTTCTTATGTACGTGATACGCAATAACGGCGAGTTTACGCATCAATGCTGCGATGATGACTTTTTTAGGCTTCTTCTTTTCTTCCAGCCTTTTGATGAAGTCGGGAAATGCCCTTATGCGGTATGCGACCATGGCCGGCATAAACAAGACGGCGCGTAATTTCCTGTTGCCAAACTTGGTCAGTTTGCCTTTTCCCCTTACGCTTGTCCCGGATTCTTTTTGTTGCGGGCTTAAGCCCGCGAATGCTGCAAATTTGTTTGATGTTTCAAATTTCGAAGATGTTAGATGATGAAACAATACGGCTGCGGTCATTCTGCCTATTGCCGGTATGGTTTCAAGACGCTTCACGCCTTCCTTGCAGTTAGGCTTCTCCGTCTGCTCTTTTATCTTCTCCTTTAAAACTTCAAGCTGTTCATTCATGGCTTTGATGATTTGCGCATATGCTTTGGCCGCTTCTTCATCTTTTGCCGCGTGATGACGGTTTTTCATTGCCGCGCATTCGCTTTTGATTTGCGCGTATGCTGCGGTCATCCGTGAAAGCCTGTATTGCTCGTCCGTAGGCTTCTGCCTCTTTACAAGCTCGCTTTCCTGCGCCGACCGGCAATACTGCGCTATCAGCTTTGCATCCTGTTTGCCTGTTTTGGTTCGCTTGAACCTGCTTTCTGCATACTTGCTTATTTTCAGCGGGTTCACTACGTAAACGCTGTAATACTGCGCGAAGTAGTCGGCAACTTCTTCATAATAGTTTCCCGTTGCCTCCATGCAGATATGCAGATTCTGACATCCCAAGCTTTTCAACCGGTCCGAAAACTGATCTAAACCTTTTGAATCGTTGTCAAACTTTGCCGAATGCTCCGTTTTGCCGACCATGGCGGATGCGTCAAATGTCAGCTTGGATATATCCAATCCTACGGCGTTACGCATGGGATTACCCTTATATATTCAGAATCTGTGTTCTTTGATACTACTCAATTTCACAAACAAGAAAACCGCCCGCCTATTCTCGTCATCAAACTTTAAGTTTGTGGTTTGTTCAGGCCGGACGGTTTCGGCAAAGGGTAGCTATTCCTTTGCCGTGTCTGATTTTATTTGGGTTGCAGGTTTTGGTAAAGATTCCTGTTGCGACCCGAATGTCTGATTTTTTTTAGGCGTATCTCAGTCCGGAATCACTCCGTTAGTGGGTTTGCGGTATTGAAAAACAGTTCATAAAAAAGGAAAAGGGGGTATTCGTAAAGATTGGGTAACGCACCCAATCTTTACAAAGCTTCCCCCTTTTCCTTTTTTCCGCCCTATTTTCCTGCACGTACAACCCCCGAACGAAGCGATTCCGGACTGAGATACGCCCAAAAAAAAACAGCCATTCTAGCAGTTAACCCCCTTCGCTCCGCCCAAGCCATCCTGAGGGGTAGTGGCTGAATTTGTGATTTTGGTTTTATCAAACAAAATATTTGACTGAAGTCACATGGCGGTCGTCATATGGGGGTTCCTTCGCACCCAAAAAATCGACCGCGTAACGGTTTACTAAAACTTCATCGTCCTTAAACTTTTGGTGCTTTTTCCGGCAATATTTTCTGAACTCCGTTAAATTTGACGGCAAGAACCCGCAACCGTCTGCACCGTAAATGTAATCAACTTCAAACAAACTGTCTTTCCGGGCAACCCGACCATCTTTAAGCCAGAACATAGGCTCGAAATAAAAAACTTTCGACGTGTCCGGGAACTTATGGAGACGGAGAACACGTGTGAAATCCCCGTTTTCATCTACAATTTTGATATATCTTGGTTTGTGAATCATGACATCCTCAGATTTAGTATTCAGAATATGATTTTAAAAAGAACTTTCTGCTTTACGACTCCGCCGCCGATTCCTTCAAACGGTTTTCCGCGCTCTTCAGTTGTCGTACATGAGATTTTGCTACGGCTTTCCGCCCATTACGAGAACTTGGGGCTTGTCCGCTTTCGCGGACTGTGCCGCCTGTTCCGTCCTTTGCCGTTCGTCCTTGTAAGGATTGAAAGGCAACCCGTTTTTCACATATTCTTTACACATTATCTTTGTTATTTCTTTCAAGGGTGTTCCTTGATTTGAATAGCATGTGCAATCTGATTTTCCGCCGTCTATGCATCCGGCGATTTGCTCAAAGGTTTTTACTTGTCGGACTGTGTTATAAATAGGCTTGCTTTCGGGCTTTTCGGGCAAAGTCGGCACAAAGTCTTCAGGTTTCAGATTGTCGGAATGCTCAAAAGGCGCTGTTTCTGATGATGCCGTCTGCTCCGTCATCGTCTGCACAACGCTTTCTTTTTGCGCTTCCTGCTCAATCCGGCTGTCTGTGGCTTTGCTGTAAACTTGAAACATGCCGTAACTTTTCCAGCCTACAAACCCTACAACCGCAATCAACGCCCAAACCGCCCAAGGCACTTTTTTCTTGAACTTTTGGTGCCGGCTTGCGGATTTATAGTATTTGAAGGCTTCTTTAGGCGGTTTCCAATTTGCGGCTTCTACGCCGCTCACGCCCGCGGGATTGTCCAACGAGGTTACGCATTTATACCAATAATACTGTTTCATGCCGATTGCCTTGCGTTCAAGGTGTACATGCTTTGAAACAAGGTTGCGGACGAATATATCAAGTTGGCTCGGGTGCCGCGTCATCAAAATGACGGTATGCCCGTGATGGCGGAGTTCTGTCAGTTCCTGAATATAGGGCGGAACGGGACGGCCTGCCGCGCGTACCGGGTAAGTGTAGTGCGCTTCGTCAACAATCAGCACCGCGCCTTCCGGTATGACATCACGAAGCGGGGCGGACATGATTTGCCCTTCCGCCAGTTCGCGGGCATTGAATTTTCGTTTGTCCAATCCGTCGATATGGCAGAAATAAAGCGGCCGGTCTGCCTCCGTGCCGTCTTCCAATTCCATTTTGAACAATCCGTCTTCGTTGTTCAAAATCATAGAGACGACGCGGGGGGTTTTGCCTGCCCCCATGTTTCCCGTAAACAGATAAATCATGTTTCTACCTCATCCCGGAAAGACAAACGTCAGTTTTTTGAATGCGTGCATACCAATGAAGAACGAGAATGCGCCGAACAGGCAGCCCAACCCCTGACCGAATCCCGAAATTAAAAGAAGGTTCAATATGTCGGAAGGCATGGAATTGATCGCATTTGCCGTGTAGCCTTTGAACTTTTCCAGTGCGGCGAGATACCCGGCATAGGTTACGAATGTCAGACCTGTTGCAAGGATGATTCTGACAATCAGCATTTTCAGAAGTATGCCTAAAAGTGGAATCAGGCCGGAAAGTAATGGCATTTATTCCCCCCCCAACGAACCGAAAACGACAAAAGCCGACATAATGATAAAGGCGAGCAGTACGGCAAACCGGATTTTTTCGGCAAACACGCACAACGGTTCATAGCTTGCCCGATATTGCCTGCCGAAAACATGAAAGGTTTTCGGCTGCGGACATACGCCGTTAGACGGTAAAAAGTTATGTGAAGACCATGTTTTATCGTCTGTAACCTGCGGTATGCTTATATCGTGAAACATGCGGTCCGAAGGTTTGCCCATCTCCTGACAGGCTAGGATTTCCGGAAAATAATCGCACGAAAGCCCGCCGTCTTCGCCTTCTTTCCTTTCTTTGCGATGCCTGCCGTTTGGGCGGTCCGGAACGGCCGGGGAATCGGGGCTTGTTCCGGGCTGTCCGTCCGTATCGGGATTTGCATCGGGATTCAAATCGGGGTCGGGTTCGGGATTGGGGCGCGTGCCGGGGTTCTCATCGGGGTCCGGGTTGTTTGCGGGGTTTTCCGCGGGCGATACTTCGGGCGGCGGCTGTGCGTGAGGTGCTTCCGCGCTTGCGGGCGTGAGGTCGGGACGCGGGATTACTTGTACATCCGCCGTGGTGTTGCCTTGCGCGTCCCTGCCGAATGTTGCGGCAACCTGAACGGGATTCCCGTTCCTGTCCGTGACGGGCCCCATATTCACTTTTGTTCCGGGTGCGACTTCTACTTTTTCGGAATAACCGGGATATCCGGTTGCCTTTATGTATTTGTCGGGATCGGCATCGACTTTCAACGATAAAATCTCTTCCGGCTTTTTGGCATCCATTTCTTCTTTGTATTTCGGATTGCGGCCAAGGGAAAAAGAAGCCCCAGCTCTGAAATCATCACCTTTATTGACCGCACAACCTCCGCCGTTCCAATCAAATGTGCAACGATTTAAAACAAAATTATTCCAATCCAATTAAGCAACTTTAGCCAAAGGCAGGCGAAGCATCGCACTTTGCGGGCGAAGCCGCAAACAGCCGAGAAGCGCGGGGGGGGATTGGCGATAAGCGCGAGGGGGTGTCCCCACAGCGCTGCCGCGCCGCGAATGCGGAGCAATCTTTCAGATTAAGAAACATTTGTTTAATGAGGCAAACGTGCCTTTTAAGAAAGGGAGAGCAAATGAAATTGTTGGCCGCATTGATTCCGCTCTTGATGAGCGTCGCAGGCCGTATATTGACTGCATTAGGCTTGATGGCTGTTACCTATGCGGGTGTAGATAGATTGGCAGCCCATTTTCAACAGGCGATAACCCATAGCATAACGGGCGCGCCTCAAGCAATGTTACAGCTTTTCTATATAAGCGGCGGTGGTACTGTTCTAAACATTCTTTTCGGCGCAATCGCCTTTATTCTGTCCTTTAAACAAATGACAAAACTCGCAACCTCAATCGGGAAGAAAAAATAAATGGCAGAAATCTGTTTGATAACCGGCACGCCCGGTTCAGGGAAAACATTAAAAATGGTTTCCATGATGGCAAACGATGAAATGTTTAAGCCAGATGAAAACGGCGTACGCCGTAAAGTATTTACGAACATCAAAGGTTTGAAGATACCGCACACCCACATAGAAACAGACGCAAAGAAGCTGCCGAAATCAACCGATGAACAGCTTTCGGCGCATGATATGTATGAATGGATCAAGAAGCCTGAAAACGTCGGCGCAATCGTTATTGTCGATGAGGCGCAAGACGTATGGCCCGCACGCTCCGCAGGTTCGAAAATCCCCGAAAACGTCCAATGGCTGAACACACACAGGCATCAGGGCATAGATATATTTGTATTGACACAAGGTCCTAAACTCTTAGATCAGAACTTGCGAACATTGGTTAAAAGACATTACCACATTGCGGCCAACAAAATGGGTTTGCGTACCCTGCTTGAATGGAAAGTATGCGCGGATGACCCGGTAAAAATGGCATCAAGTGCATTTTCCAGTATCTACACACTGGATAAAAAAGTTTATGACTTGTACGAATCCGCAGAAATTCACACGGTAAACAAAGTCAAGCGTTCAAAATGGTTTTATGCATTGCCCGTCATCATATTATTGATTCCGCTATTTGTCGGTTTGTCTTACAAAATGTTGGGCAGTTACGGAAAAAAACAGGAAGAACCCGCAGCACAAGAATCGGCGGCAACAGAACAGCAGGCAGTACTTCCGGATAAAACAGAAGGAGAATCGGTGAATAACGGAAACCTTACGGCAGATATGTTTGTTCCGACATTGCCCGAAAAACCCGAAAGCAAGCCGATTTATAACGGTGTAAGGCAGGTAAGGACCTTTGAATATATAGCAGGCTGTATAGAAGGCGGAAGAACCGGATGCACCTGCTATTCGCATCAAGGGACGGCATTGAAAGAAGTGACGGAGTTGATGTGCAAGGACTATGTAAAAAACGGCTTGCCGTTTAACCCATACAAAGAAGAAAGCCAAGGGCAGGAAGTTCAGCAAAGCGCGCAGCAACATTCGGACAGGGCGCAAGTTGCCACCTTGGGCGGAAAACCGCAGCAGAACCTAATGTACGACAATTGGGAAGAACGCGGGAAACCGTTTGAAGGAATCGGCGGGGGCGTGGTCGGATCGGCAAACTGAAGAAAACGGCAACAGAGAAAAAAGACCCGTAAACCGTTTGAATATAGACGGCTTACGGGTCTTTGTTTCGCGCAAAGCAAGGGCTAAGGCAGTCAGGCAGCAAATCCCGCAATGTATTAAAACAGACGCGTAGAAATGCCGGCTGCCTTTATCCATCCTCAAAATTGAATATCATCCTAGCCGTATCAAGGCTGTATAAATAAGGAAAATACCAATGAATATAATCGGGTCGGACATCTCAAAGGACACCATAGACGCAACATTGCATAAAACAAACGGAAGTATCCATTACATTAAATTTAAGAATAATGATGATGGATTAAAACAGTTTAGATTGTGGATAAAGGGAAACAGAATCAGAAAAGTCTATATCGGCATGGAGGCAACAGGCATCTATTACGAAAAGGCAGCAGATATGCTTTCTTCCTACTATACCGTTTACGTTATCAATCCCTTAAAAATCAAGGACTACGGAAAAAGCAGGTTTAACCGCACCAAAACCGACAAAGCAGATTCAAACCTGATAGCAGATTACATAAAAAGGCATCAAGATACATTGATACCGTATCAGATACCCAAAAACAAAGCACTGCAAAAACTGATTAATCTTAAAAACCAATTACAGCAACAGCAGAAGCAAATTAAAAACCGTCTTCATAGCACTGAAGAAGACTTCATAAGGAACATACATCAAGACTTGATAGATACCATACAGGACAAGATGGAACAGGTAAAAATAGCCATATCCGAACAAATCAAAAAACAAACGGACAATAACCATTACCGCAATCTTCAAACCATCCCGAGCATAGGCAAAGACACCGCATCAGTTCTTTATGCGCAACTGACAGAAAAACATTTTAAAACCGCAAACCAATTTGTATCCTATGCCGGATTAAGTCCCGCCATCATACAATCAGGGACAAGCGTAAGAGGTCGGGGCAGATTGAGCCGATACGGAAACAGACGATTAAAAAGTACGCTGTATATGCCCGCCCTTTGTGCTTACCGTTTTAACGCATTTCCGAAATTAATAAATAATCTGAAAAAAGCGGGTAAGCCAAAGATGGTAATTATCGTTGCCATCATGCGCAAACTGGCGAAGCCCGCCTATTACATTGTTAAAACCGGGCAGCCTTACGATGCGGAAAGACACTGATTGAATCAATAAAATTCAATAAAATTAAACAGTTATGCAAATATATCTTTGTAACCGTGCATTTGCATATCGTAAATAAACGTAAATAAAAATAACAATATAAATCAGCATGTTGCAACTTTGTTTTTTATTTTGTGTTGACGGGCAACATATCATCTGCGCGGAAAGTTACCGTATCGGCAAACGCGACTGAAAAAGACAGCGTGTTCGGCGATGCGGTGCACATTGTGATTGCGACTTAAAACATAGAACGAGTTGCCAACCCAAAGTTTACATCTCGTCTTTTACCGAAAGGATTAAAAATGACAGAATTACCGTGGATAGCCGAAGCGAGAAGGCACATCGGTTTGAAAGAAATTCCCGGCGCGAAACACAATCCGACGATTGTGCAATGGCTCAAAGAGACGGGCGGCTTCCCCGGCGCGGCAAAGTCTTGGTATTTTGAAGACGAAACGCCGTGGTGCGGCCTGTTTGTCGGACACTGCCTGGGCAAAGCGGGACGCGCGGTCATCAGGGACTGGTATCGCGCCAAGGCTTGGGCAATGTCGGGTTTGACGAAACTCGAAGCCCCCGCATACGGCTGCATCGCGGTCAAACCGCGCCGGGGCGGCGGACACGTGTTCTTCGTTGTCGGCAAAGACGCGGAAGGCAGAATCTTGGGCTTGGGCGGCAATCAGGGCAATATGGTATCCATCATCCCGTTTGACCCTGCGGACATTGACGGCTACTTCTGGCCGTCCAAGCTGATTGGCGGCAAAGCCGTGCCTTCGTCCCCCGCCGAAGGGCGTTACCGGTTGACTGCCGCCGCCGCCACGGCGAAACAGGGCGCGGGCGAGGCGTAAATGATTGGGGCTTTGCTGAAAAATTGGAAGCCGCTGCTTATTTTGTCCGCAATCGCGTTCTTCGCCGTTTCTTGGCAGCTGGACAGGGCGGCGCAATACCGTCGCGGATACGGTGCGGCGGTGTCGGAGGTTTCGGAACGCCTCAAAGCCGCCGCGGTCGAACACGCCGAACACGCCCGCAAATCGTCCGCCGCGTATCAGGCGCAAAAGGCGGCGCGTGAGGAAAAAGAAAGGGTGCGCTATGTGCAAACGCTTAAAATCATTGAAAAACCTGTGTACCGCAATGCCTGTTTTGATGCTGACGGCGTGCGCGAACTCAACGCCGCCGTTGACGACGGCGGTTAAGCCGCCCGCCGATTTGGTGCGGCCCTGCCCGAAACTGCCGCACCTTGAAGGGAACACGGGCGCGGACGTGCTGCCGTGGGCCCTGAAGGCGGCCGGTATGTATAACGACTGCAGGGCGCGGCACGGCGCGCTGGTACGGGCGTTGGGCGCGGATTGAGTTGCCAACCGGAAGTTTGCAACCGAACGGTCAACTTTCGGTTGACGGGCGCATCGGGGGAAGCGTCGGCATTCCCCCCGATTTTTTACATATCGGGCGGACGCGGCAAATTTTTGCCGTTTTGTTTGCGCGAAGGGGGCGTTATACAAAATTATTAAGCGCACCAATAATGGGCGGAAATGAAAATGCCGTACCCTATGGGCAGGCTTCGCACTCTGAAAGGTTCAGGCGGCATTTTTATTGGAAGGCTTTTTTTTGCAACCGCCTTACACAAAGCGGTTTTTTGTGTAAGAACTGCTATAATAGCCGCCTGTCATCGTCAGGAGCGGCTAATGCCTTTAAAATTCCAACCAAGGGAACGTTCAGTTATCATGTGCGACTTTCGCGGTTATGAAGAACCGGAAATGGTCAAGAAACGCCCTGTCGTCGTCATAGCGCGAAACAGGCACAACGGCAAACCGGTAACGGTCGTACCCTTAAGCAGCACAGAGCCTGTCCCTTTGGCGGACTGCCACCACAAAATGAGTGAAAACCCCTTACCGGACAAGCCGCACATCCAATGTCGGGCAAAATGCGATATGACGGCAACAGTCGGATTGGCACGATTAGACCGATACAAACCCAAAGGGCGCGACCGTTGCATCCCAATAATCAGTGAAGAGGATTTTCAGGCGGTTAAAACAGCCGTTGCCAAGGCATTCAAACTGTACTAGAATAAAACCGTTCCCTTAAAGGGGCTTGCAAGACTGTTCCGAAATATGGGCAGCCGCGCACGGGCGACAGGCGATGACAAGCCGTCCGTGCGTGTGATGGGGCGCGGAATGCGCCCCTTGTCGTATCTGCAAACGCCTACAAATCCCCAATCATCCCTTCAATAAAAATGCCGTCCGAACCTTCAGGCGGCATTTTCCGTTTACCTTGCCGCAGCCTTGCCGTAAATGCCTTCAAGACATGCGGCTATGCGGCCGGAGGCGTCTTTGTCCGCATATCCCCGCAACACTTCGAGGGCTGCGACGGATCTTTTCAGGATTGAACGGGTTTCGTGCCAAACCGTCCACATCGTAACCGCCTGTTTGCAGCCGAGCTGCTTCAGCGGCGCGGAAACGTCTTTGCCCAATTCGATCATCCGTGTGCCGTAATAAACCATAGCGGCAATGTCGGCCAAAGCGTTGCCGCTTATGGGCAGGGCGGGTTGCGGCGCGGGCAACGGTTCGCGGTCGGGGACTTCGCCGGCCAAACCCGTGTGCAGTGTCAATGCGTGGACGTAGGCGACGGCTTCGGGCAGTTTGTCGGCGGGGATGCCTTCGACGGCTTCGACGTTGAAGCGTTGGTGTATCATACTGTACGCGGAGGAGTAGCCTATGCGTTTGCGCCCGACAAGCGCGGCAACCGCCCGGCGCAATCCGGTACGGTCGTCGGCGGTGGTTTTGGGAGTAATTTGGTAGCCGCCTGTTTTGCGGATTTGAGGGATAACCTCTTCAAATATCCAGTCTTGGAATTTGACGGCTTCGGCTTTGCGTGAACGGAAGATGACTCGGTAGAGATTCGGCTCGTTGATGAAAAGTAATTCTTGGTTGCCTTTTTTTGTTGCAACGCTGGATTTTTGAATGCCCTGGTCTTTTAATGGCAACTGACGGGCATTTTGAATTTGAAGAATTTCCGCAACATCGCCAAGGCAAAACCAAGGTTCAGCCCCCAAGATTTGAGTACGGACATTTTGAGATTTGAAAGAAAATACAGAAATGGTGTTTTGCATTTTAAGCTCCACGAAAGTTTGAAAGCCTCTCTTCGACCAAGAAGAGGTAGGCGGACGTTTCAGGTTGGTCGACTGCTCGTGGAAACAGCACATCCGGAGATGTCCCGAAAGTCCGCCCGTTGGCTTTTTCAGCAAGGGTGTATGTTTAACATACACCCTTCAGGGAACTCTTATCAAAACAAAAGCCGCAAGCGCGGCAATAACCACGAAAGAAACAGGCGACCAAACCTGTGAACCGAACTTTACTATTATTCCGCTATTGCGTCAATATTTTGGGGGGAAGCACGGACGGAGCTTTGTTGAAAGTTTAAAACTTGGACAGTATTCATGGTAGAATGACCTTTCTATTTCATGGTAGATAGACGCGGAAAGAGAGTTGCCGCTCTGCTTTCCACCTGCCCAAATCAAGTTACAGCTTGGTTTGGGCTTCTTTTTTACCTGCAATCAGCAAGTGTTGAAATTATAATTTGTATCTACGATTCATGCAAGCCATTTCTATTATTTTTTCAGTTTTTCTAATTCAAGTTCATGTTTCAGCTTTTCTTTTACCCATTTGGAGAAGTCTAAATTATTGGAAAATTCCAATAAATTAGCTTCTTTTTCAGTGTTAAATGAAACGTGCTTTAAAACGCGCTTAGATTCGTAGCTTTTTTTGGATTGTTTGGTTGGGTTCAT